TGGCATTAGATGCGACCGTAACCGGGGATGACAATATTGCTATTGGAAAGGCCGCGCTAACTAACCTTACTGGCGCTACAGCTAATGTTGCTGTGGGGAGTAATGCTGGTGATGAAATTATTGGCGGTAGTTACAACGTTCTTTTAGGCATGTCTGCTGGAAATAACATAGAAGGTGGAGCGTCAAATATAGCTGTAGGTTATGCCTCACTTGGCACAAATATATCTGGGGCTAACAATATTGCTATTGGTCATGGTGCCCTCGCTGCCACTACTGCAAGTAACAATATTGGAATTGGCTATGAGGCTGGTAATGACATTATAGGAGGGGATCTTAATACTCTCGTAGGTAATTATTGTGGAGATGCAATCACTACTGGAGTAAGAAATACTGCCTTGGGTTATCAGGCTCTTAGTACGGAAGAAGATGGAGATTACTCAGTAGCTATTGGTTGGCAAGCTCTTTATACCCAAGAATCTGATGCTTCTGGACAGGATGTTTATAACACGGCTATAGGGTCTGGTGCAGGTCTTGCCCTTACAACAGGCATTAGAAATACCTTTATAGGTGGCAAGGCTGGTGGAACTGGCACTGTTACCGGGGATGACAATACCGCCGTGGGTTATGGCTCTTTGGCCGCACTGACTTCGGGGATTGATAACATAGGTATCGGTAAAGACGCAGCAATGACTATTAGTACCGGCACTAGCAATGTGATTATTGGTAAGGCTGCTGGTGATGCTATAGCCGGAGGCGCTCATAATACTACTGTAGGTCACGCGTCTATGACGCAGGTAAATTCTGGGAATTATAATGTTGCTCTAGGATCGGGCTCTATGCCCAGCGTTACTACCGCAGATAGCAATGTCTGTGTAGGTTATCAAGCTGGTGTTAGTATTCTCACAGGCGGCAGTAATATTTGTATAGGGTCTGCATCAGCCGTGGCTGGAGGGGGAGCGGTTGGAGAGATTGCCATTGGTCCTAGTGTTACTTGTACCGGAGATAACCGAATAACTATTGGGGTAAGTGCTAATACCGCTACATTACTTCTTAATGGTTCAGCAACTGCTTGGACAGCGGCTTCAGATGAAAGGCTAAAAGAAAACATTACGACTTCAACAGCAGGTTTGTCATTTATCAATGATTTACGACCCATTACCTATAACTGGAAGAAGGCGGGGGATGTCCCTTCGGATATGCCACAGTATGTAGAAGGGTCTGATGAACCTTGTCTTGGTGAGGAATACGGAATAATTAATCATGGTTTTGTAGCACAGGAAGTTAAGACCGTCATAGACGATCACTCCGAAATTAAAGATGGATTTAAGATGTGGCAGGAATATTCGACGGGTGTACAAGCTATTGGAAGTGAAGACCTTGTGCCTATGTTGGTAAAAGCGGTTCAAGAACTTTCGGCTGAGATAGAAATACTCAAGGGGTAAATTTGATGGCAATTACTCAAGGTATTACGAAGAATGTCCCGTTTAGTAAATCCAGTAAAGTCCGAGAATGGGACTTGGAATATACTTATGAGAACGATAACGAAGGCGATGAGACGTACTACAAGTCCGTATTCACGATACACGTAGATGCGACTGATTCTGATGGCACCGTGAATTTTGTCCCCAAGGCTAAAAACTTATGGACTTACGCTGAACTCGTAGCTTTATGTCCGATTTCGCTATGTGACACGGTATTTGCCCAGCAAGTGGATTTGGTGATTACCAATCCGCCTTCGCTTCCAGTTCCTGACGATAACTTTCCTGTCCCGTCCTAAGTGGAACAGGAGTATCAGGTACACACGTTACCTGCTGTATTTCTGCTAGAAGCACAGATGTCCGATGCCATGGTGTCAGGGCTGAATACATACTTAGATGAGTTGATGAAGCGGGAGGACCGTACTTCCCACGCCGGTACGCTGGTGGGGCAGATCGGCCACGGGCAGCAGCTAACCATGGATCATGACGATCCACGACTTACGGATTTTCACAAGATGACAGAAATCCTAGCTATTGATTACCTCACTAACTTTGCTTCTACCACAGGCAATCCATTTGCGGATCAGTTATCTGTTGAGCTGGATGAGCTTTGGTCCGTACATAGCTATGAGCGCGATTACAATCCGATCCATGATCACGGCACTAAAACGATCATGGGTATCTCCTGTACTGGGTGGACGAAAGTACCGCAGCAGATACTCGATCAGCCGACAGCAGGAAGTCCTGAGTACAATTTATACAATGCGTCTGGTAATGCCGATGGCTGTCTGGCCTTTAACTACGGCATCAATTCAGTGATGGATGTACAGAGGTTGCGCCCTCCACAGAGTTTTGTCATCAAACCTGAGATTGGCAAGTTCTTAATGTTCCCTTCTTGGTTGCAACACATGGTGTATCCTTTCGAGGGTGACGGTGAACGTCGCACGGTGGCAGGAAATTTAAATGTTTGGAAGGTAAAAGATGGTGAAAGAGTCTTTAACTGAAGGTGAAGATGTCTTGTCGGGGTCTGGAGAAGAATTTCTCAGACGGGAAGATGAAGAGCATCCAGAAGTCGTTGAACTCCCCCCAAATATACAAAACATGCAGCTTAAAATAGAACGTTTGCGGTCTGAAATTACAACTTTGCAAGGCCGCTTTGCTGATGTGCAGGCTGAACTAGATACTCGTATAGCCGCCTTCAACTGGTATAACGATCAATTGCAAGAGGCTTTGGAGGAATAATGAATATCATGGAAATTATTGGCTACATAACTATGATTGTTACGGTGGCCAGTTTAGTGGCGGCTTCGACACCTACGCCAAAGGATGATGTTTGGATTGGAAAGCTCTACAAATTTATTGACTTACTGGCGCTCAATGTCGGCAAAAGCAAACAAAAGCCGGGGGAAAGTTAAACCCAAGCGTCCTGTTGTAAAGCACACGGCTATGCAATTAGCGATTGAAGCATTGGATCGTATTGCTTTTCACGAAAAAGAGTGTGGAGAGCGATGGGGTGAAACTCTTGTTGAAATTCGAGAATTGCGTAAAGTAACTGATGCCCATTCAGCCCGATGGGAAAAGGTGGCATGGTTGGTGATTGCGACTGTTCTAACCACCGCCGGTGCCACATGGGTCGCTAACATAATTTAGAGGAATGCAGTGCCTCTCCAAAATTTTCTTTTTAATCCAGGGATCAATCGAGAGGGCACGGCCTACACCGCAGAAGGCGGTTGGTTTGATGGCAATCTAGTTCGTTTTCGCAAAGGGTTTCCTGAAAAGATTGGCGGGTGGACAAAAGACGTTGTCACCGCATATGAGGGCACAGGTCGTATTCTTCATGGTTGGGTTAATCTCGCAGGCACCAAACTTCTTGGTTTAGGCACTCGTTACAAGCTTTATATCCAACTGGGTAACAGTTTTACTGATATCACCCCGATTCGGGAGACAAACACAGGCACTGCAACTTTTACCTGCACAAGTGGAAGCTCTGAAGTTTCAGTAACCGATGCTTCACATGGTGCTGTAGAAGGGGATTTTGTTACTTTTACTTTAGCTGTCACTTTAGGTTCCAGCAACATTACAGCTACTGTTCTTAATCAGGAATATCAGATTGCATCTATTACGAGTACTAATGTTTATACCATTGTCGCTAAAGATACTGATGGGAATGCAGTAACAGCGGATGCAAGTGTTTCTGGTGGGGGAGGGGGTGCCACAGTTGCTGAATACCAAATTAATTGTGGTCTAGATGTATACGTTTCCAGTTCAGGTTGGGGTGCAGGTACGTGGGGAACTAGTGGTTGGGGTCAAACAACAGCACTTGCGGATTACAATCAGTTACGTCTTTGGAGTATTGATAATTTTGGTGAAGATTTGGTGGCTTGTCCTCGGTCTGGGGGGGTGTATTACTGGGATAACACCAATTTTACTACTCGTGCAAAAGCGTTTTCCGATTTAACTAATTCCAATCTTGCGCCTACGAAAGGCTTACAGGTGATTGTTTCAGACATTGACCGGCACGTACTGGTGCTGGGTGCTGATCCGATTTCAGGCACATCACGCACAGGGGCTAGTGATCCGTTGCTTATTGCCTGGTGTGATCAAGAAAATATTTTGGAATGGGAACCAACACCTACTAATACTGCTGGCTCCATGCGATGTTCAGCGGGGTCAGAAATTATAGGCGGTTTGCGAGCTCGACAGGAAACGTTGATCTGGACAGATACCGCACTCTATAGCTTTCAATTTGTTGGGCAGCCATATACTTTTGGCTTGAATTTACTGAATGAAGGGGTAAGTTTAATTGGCCCCAATGCTGTTGTTAATACGCCTTCTGGTATTTTTTGGATGGATCGCAAAGGATTTTATAGTTATACGGGTTCAGTTGAACCTGTGTCATCCAGTGTACATAGCTATGTATTTGACGATTTTAATGAAGGTCAGGCTTTTCAATTCTTTGCATTTTTGAACAAGCAGTTTGATGAAGTGGGATGGTTCTATTGTTCATCTTCATCGATCACGATTGATCGATACGTGACATACAACTATGTTGAGGGCACATGGGCTATCGGCCAGTTAGCACGCACAGCATGGTTAGATGAAGGTATTGAGTCATATCCTCGAGCAACAGGAAAATCGAACAGTTCGAACTATATTTATCAGCAGGAAACGGGGAATGATGACGATGGCTCTCCAATGGATAGTGTCTATATTGAGTCAGGTGATTTTGATCTTGGTGAAGGTGAGGAGTTTCTGTTTATTCGTCGTATGATTCCTGACGTGAAGTTCACAGGTAATGGTGGTTCCGATCAGACTTTGAATGTAGTTCTGAAGACACGCGATTACCCGGCGGATTCGCTAACTACAGACAGCACGACGGCTTTCACTGCTTCCACCACCAAGGTGGATATGCGTGCTCGCGCCAGACAAGCGGTTGTTCGCTTTGAGTCTGACGATGATGGGTCTGAAAGTGTTCGACTTGGTGTGGGGTTCCGTATTGGCGCCACTAGACTTGATCTGCAGGAGAACGGTAGACGGTAATGGCTCGTCTTTTAGAAACACGTTTGCCTTTAGCCACAGAGCCAGAAGTTCGAAGTGAGATTTTTAACAAGCTCATTCGGGTGTTGGAACTTAACTTAGGTTCTTATGACACCAACTCAACACCTGCATTTATTGTTAGTAATC